CCGACCAAAAATTCATCACAGTAGAAACCGAGGACGAACGGGGTCTCGATTTCTCAGAGGGCGAAAATGTCAAGATTGTCACTGTAATAGATGTATTGGACCCATCGGAGGTCGTTTATTCGGGTGCGACCGACTTAGATTATAATGAAATGCCCCCGACACTTTTTACACCACATACGCCGTCGCCACCGCCCCCATCGATTCTCTTTTCGCCTACAATTAATGTGGTGACAGGCGAAGACAATACGATACATGCGGATTCAAACGAACAATTCGACGCGCAGGGTCAGTCATCGGCCACCGCCTCCCCGGGAAAAATCCCCATGGATTTCTTTAGCCCATCTTCGTCGAAGAGTGCTTCGTCTAAAAAGTCGTCCAGTACAGGGGACGATAGTACAGGGCAGATTGACATGTCAAAACCCCTAATAATCAAGAAAACCGAATAATCCTATACAAAATTGATTCAAATAAACTGAATAAAGGATATTGTATTATATCAATATAATATAATATGTCGAACACATCGAGTACACGAATTGTCAGTATTTATAAATCGCGCAATACCATCTTGGAGTTGTTGGCAATCAAGGGCTTCAATATCCAAGAATATATGGGATTTAGCATAAATGAGGTGGACGCCATGTTTTCCAACGGCCAGCTCGATATGCTTCTTACCCATGAAAATGGGCAAGAAAAGGTGTATATCAAATACTATTCGACGGCGAAGAGTACGGCCAAACAAATTCGGCCGGCGAATTTAGACGAAATTATCGAGGACCTGTTTTCCATAGAGCAGGTATTGACAAATAAAGACACCCTCGTCATTATTATTGACGAGGAGCCAAACGATACGATTATTACCAAGGTGAAGTATTTGTATGACCACTATGGGATTTTCGTGGTGATTTACAATATCCAGCGTCTGCAATTCAACATATTGAATCATCAACTGGTGCCACCGACGCGCGTCTTGACAGACGCGGAAAAGACGGAATTCATGACGAAATACCATTTACGCGACAATACTACTATACCGGAAATTTCGCGTTTCGACCCAGTGGCCATGGCCATCTTTATGCGGCCGGGGCAAGTCTGCAAGATTGTGCGCGAGAGCAATACGGCACTGAATTATGATTATTATCGTGTTTGCTTGTAATAGGGTACTGTAATAGGGAACTGTAATAGGGTACTGTAATAGGGTACTGTAATAGGACCATTTATATCACATATATATATAATACAACCTATGGACCCAACTGTACAAGTCAATCCCATTATTGTCGGATATAGTCCGAATGATTTTTTTTATTATACAGCGTATGAGCAAACCGACATTGAATCATGTAATACTATAAAAGAAGCTCTTGGTGAAACCGATTGTAACAATCCACTTGCTTTAACCGATATTAGTTACGCCCTTTGTTATAGAAACGGCCTTTGTCAGAATCGGTCCTATTCCGATTGGTTTACAAAAGTCCAAACGAATCATTCCGGTGCAGATGAGCGTTATAAAAACACGTCGAAAATATACAATGCCAATATACAAACCACTGTCAATTTGAGTGCGGGTATATTAGGCGTTTTGGCCTATATTTATGCCAACAAATAAAAATGTAGGCATTTTATAACTACATATAAAATGTCATATGATACATTGAATGCGAAACTTACGGCGGCATTTAACGATTTAAGAACAAACCAACAAAACTGTAGTAATTCAAGTGGTGGCGAGTCAAATATTTGTAGACAAATAGATACGAATCCGAATATACAAGAATGTATATATTCCAAAGAAAATTATAGTACCTTTTCGAAGTTCGACGAAAATTATGGAAAAACCACACACACACCAGACAATAATTGTACGAGTGAGAGTATAGGATTTTTAAACAGTATTAGCCCCACGTATAAAAATGCATATAAACTTGTCCAATCCTATGCAAAATTGGGAGATGCATTCAGATTTGAAAAAGACAAAACTATAAGTACGGATCTATATGCAATCAACCTAAAGTATTCGAATATTCAGCAACAACGCACCGAATTAGACAATAAACTACTCAACTTGTATTCGACTCAAGGGTCAATTCCCGATATGATTTATCGCGAAAATGATTCGACTATATATTCCAATCTTTTATGGACAATTTTAGCAACAAGTTTAGTCTATTATGTCTTTACTAAATTATAAGCTGCCTATATAATATAATTGAAATGTCAACCTTTTATGCTACGGTAGGACCCGACTACAACCAAATGAACAAGAATTTGCCCGATTTGATAACGGCTCGTCAACATGCCGGCGAAACAGACGTGATTGACAATAGTGGCAATTTAACCTTTTTGTATAGCGAGAACAACCCGTCCCCCCATACAAGCGACGTTTTATTGCAAGATACGAATTATGCCTTATTACACGAAAACATCATTTATATATTGGGTGCGGTTACTGTGGCCTCCTTAGTAATCACTATAATGTTGGTTGATAAAAAATGATTATATATATAATAATAGTATGCCTAATCCTACTGATTCGGTTGTTTTAAATACAGTATCGGATTCCATCAGCTCCATCAATGGAATAATTTCCCAAGAGCAAACACGCCTTAACCAAAAACAGGCGGCAGTTAAAACGGCCCAAGACAATCAGAATCGATTGGTTGCACTCAATCAAAACTATAGCAGTCGAACTCAACAATACATCAAAATGGTTCTATTATTGGTCGTCGTATTATTAGCGATTTTGGCCCTGAAATATTTAGACGGGGTCATTCCACCAACAGTGAATACTCTCTTAGGTATAGTCGTAGTTTCAGTCGGCATCATTTATATGTTCATCTTGTACGAGCAATTACAAGAGAGAGACAATATAGACTATAACCAATTGGTTTTCTCGCCGCCTAAGAAAAAGGATTTAAGTGGAAATGATTTGGCCAAAAATTCAAATATAGGTGACTTAATTGGTTCCATCGATTTAGGCGAATGCATCGGACCCGCTTGTTGTGCCAGTGGAACTATTTGGGATGTCTCTTCGCAAACATGTATAGTTAAAACTAAGGAGTCATTTACTATGTATAGAACCAATGAGTCATTTAGTACCTATAAGACCAAACCTTATACGGATTATGAATTCGACAGTTATTCATCCATAATGTAACCCACATAATTTAGCAAATGTGCCAAATTATGTCTTTTGTGATAGAATATAATGATATAATATAGTAACATCGATATGGCACAACCGTTTCAAGGATTTATTACGACAATAAATAGTGATATAAGTGATTTTACCAATGCGGTCAGTTCAAATAGTTCGACAATTAACTCCCTTTTAAACTTTTTAAATACCAATGAAGGAAGAATTCTTAGTTTTATACGAAGTGGTATTACAAACGTCGCAACTACATACAATGAAGAAATTAGTTTACTAAATGCATTAAATCAAAACCCCAACGACAACAATACATTGACGCAACTAATTAGTAAAACAACGAATCAAATAACACAGATAAACACCGTAATACAAGAAGTTACAGATATGACGCATCAAGAAAGTCAACCGGACTTGGGAAAAAAATTAATTAGTATGGTCACTATATTTACTCCCCTCGTAAATAAACAACTCGACAACCAAAAGTCACAAATTTCGCAATTAAAAAATATACAAACTCAGCCATCTTTCATACCGCATAGCATATCTTCGATTGCAACAACGATAAGACCCGGTCCAGCAGGAGAACAAGGACCGCGCGGACCACCAGGAGAATCAATCAAAGGCCCTGATGGCGACAAAGGCCCTGACGGCGACAAAGGCCCACGTGGCCCAACCGGCCCGCGTGGCGAAAGAGGTTATGATGGTGCCAATGGTATTCCCGGTGCAAAAGGTGCCGATGGTGAACAGGGCCCGCAGGGAATTCAAGGTATAACCGGTCCAACTGGTCCTACCGGTCCAATCAATACCGATACATATAATGCCGTATACAAACAAAACAGTATATTACAAAAACATAAAAACGAGCTAGTTCAAAATTATTCGACCGACGACCAGTTGACACACTATATGAGTAATGGTATGACGACACTAGGTATTGTCAATACCGCCCTATATTATATCTATTACGCCCTTTTATTGTTGGTCCTATACGTCTTAGGTTTTGTGAAAAAAGAATACAGTATTTACTATCGGGTATTCCTATTTGTGCTATTCGTCATCTTCCCCTTTGCCGTCTTTTATATAGAGAATTTCTTGATTAATATCTTTTTCGTTGTTTATTATTTCATCATCGGTCACGCATACGGTGGTAATTCATCGGGGACATATAATCTTCTATATAGCAACTACTAATATGGTCGATATAATAATTTAGCAATTATTATATCAGAATGAACGACGCATTATGTTTTGGGTTATAGAATATAACCATTATATATAAATATCATTTAATTTAAATGGCAGGAAATACAATAAAAAACCTTGTTGATAACGTAAATACTGATTTGGATAGTTTATTACCCAATTTACAGGCCATTGAAGACTTTGCACTGAACCGTTTTTTAAAAAGCCTATGGCCGGCTACAAATAACGTTTACACCACGTATACTAACGAGCAGATTTTATTGGGTTTATTAACGAGTAATCCGTCCGATATTAAATCATCGACACAACTACTTCAGATGACTACTCTGCAGATTGTACGTTTGAATGAATTGAAATCGCAATTGAACTCTCTTCGACCATCTATTAGTAATGCAGGTGTCATCGACTTCATGAATAAGTTCTCCAAAAACATAGCAAGTTACATTGAAAACCAGACAAACCAGACATATATGCTAAAAACCGGACCACCTGGTCCGCGCGGTTTACCCGGACAGCCCGGTCTAACGATTATTGGGGACAAAGGACTAATCGGAAACAAGGGACCAACCGGGGACACAGGACCTACCGGGGACCAAGGCCCTCAGGGTTTATGGGGAACACCTGGTCAATACGGAGAATATGGAGACGTGGGTGATATAGGTCTCCAAGGTGTCCAAGGTCCACCGGGTGTGACTGGGCCAACCGGTCCAATAGGCCCAATCAATACAGAAGAATATAATTCGGACAATATAGATGGTTTCACCGGATACTCCGATAAGACACATCATTTAGTCAACATCTTGATATACATCTATTATGCCCTTTCATTGCCTGTCCTATATATTGTATATTTATCTAAAAAAAAGTATAGTATTTACTATCGTTTATTCCTGTTTTTACTGTTCATTCTGTTCCCGTTTTTTGTCTTTTACGCCATTTCGCATTTTAATGCTCAAAGGTGTATATAGAGAATTTCGTCGTGAATATCTTTGTTTTTATTTTCATATAATACGTAATTACACTGTCCTCAAAGGTTATTTACGTTGTTGGCAATTTCGTCTTCTTCTTCGATAATCTCTTCTGTATCACTATCTGAATCTTGAGTGGAGCCAGCATTGCTTCCACCCTCCCCGTCTTGCTTGATACGAATACCGTTCCATGCCCCGTTGTATTTTCCAAACATACGGTCCATATGAGCAAATACGTCTTTGGGTCCGGGTATGCGCTCTCCACAGTTGCTTCTATACCACTCTTTGAAACGCGACGATAAAGCGGACTTCAGGACTGCACCATGCTTGTCCGTCGCGACGCAGGCCGCTACGAATTCGGCGACATAATCTTGGCTCTGTCTATACGAATTACTCGACGACATTACCATGTCGCAATCCGCGACCACACCGTTTGTAGTAAATGCGCGCTGAACGAGCATCCACGCTAAGACGGGTGCCCATTTCTCGAACTTCTCCGTAATATGTCGGTCCAGCTTGAATTGATACGGTTTATCTTTATCGCCCGAGACGGGATTCTCCGTGAAGAGCGACTTGAAATCGACGACGCGAATACGACGCCATGTACCGTGGTCATTGCTCTTGATTTCCATGAATTCGTTAGAGCAGACGACCAACTTGAACTGGGGGAGAAACGAGATGATTTCGGGCATATAGGGGGCACGGGCCTGAATGGGGTCCACGCCGCTCGTGATTTGTTTCATAGGGCCCTCATTGATTCGGTCGCCCTTCGACGGCTCCTGCATGACCGCATAACGGACGCCCTTTAGCTGAACGAGTTCGGGAGCGAGCCCGCCAATCTTGGTTCGCTGCTGGGTAAGGAGCGTGAGGGGGACGTCGCCCTTGTAATCGCCCAGCATCTTCTCCATCAAATTGACCAAAACCGATTTCCCGTTTTGTCCAATACCGATATACATGTTGAATGTCTGATTGGCCGACGTGCCAATTAGGACCGAGGCCAGATGGTCCCACATGTACTTCCTCAGCTCCGGTACGGGGAACAGCTTGTTCATGAAATCCTCGATTTCTTTGACAAAGACGTCGTGCTTTTCCGGCGAATAATGGGTAATATAATCAATATTGGTGCATCGCGATAGACAATCTTCCGGATATCCTGCGCGAAAGCGTTTTTCTTTGAAATCGACCACGCCATTCGCGAAACAGAGGAGGTAGGGATTGGTGTCGAGTTTCTTTAGGAAAGACCCGTCATAGAAGAGCTCTCTTGCCTCTGTCATGATTTTCTGCTTGTCATTGGTCTGGGAAAGACGCGCGATGATATTCTTCAACTTGACCGCCTTCGTCTCAAGTTTCTTGTATTTCTCGTCGTCTGCAGAGATTGCCGACATTTGTGTCAATAATTTGAACGCCTTTTGCGAATACAACTTGCGCAACTCTTCCGAAATCGCGCGTCTCAAAGACGTGCCTGAATCGATTTCCTTCCATCGATGATTCTGATACCTATACCAAATACTCGCTTTTACACTGACGCAGACATACTCGTCTTTGAAGAGTTGATGTAGAACGCGGGCAATATCGTAATCGCCGCACCCCTTCGAATGCCGTTCATTCTCCGCAATGGGGATACTGTCCACCGTCAAATCGATGTAATAATCGACACTGTCGTATCGGACACGGGAATACGCCTCGGCAGCGTCCTTCTTCGACCAGTGCATAATCGACCGTTTCGTCAGACCATTTGGATTGTTCAGGTCGAAGCCCTGCCATTTTTCCCACAACTCGCGAATCGAGCCATAGTCGAACTTGGCGGATTGTGCACTGAACGCAACCCATACGATAAAGAGTCGGTCACTGATGTTACGCAGGGCCCAACCGACGCGTATCCATTTCGCAAACGACCCCTCCCCATAATAGGATTCGGGCAAGGTCATGGTATATGCATGAGCTTCTTTGAGCTCGTAATCGGAAGCGTCAATTGATTCCAAGAAATGGTCGAGGAGTTCTTGCAATTCGGCCGCGGACCGCACATTCAGAATATGCCCCGCCCCCTGACCCGTCGTCATTAACATCGTATTTTGACGCTGAATAGTGGCCGACCGCTTCTGCGTACCCGTCTGTGCCGCCATACCCTTCAGCTCCGCATAGGTCTGGGCGAAATCGGGATGAATGAATAGAGCGGGATGTTTAGTATAACGCACCGACAATTGCGCCACCGTCGTCTCCGTAATAAACGCGCCCACTTTGGTCTCGTCCGTGACGACAACCTCGCCGTCGCTTTCATCATACGAT